AAATGGTGATATAAAATCTTCAAATCTTTCTTTTGATATTGTAAGTGTAACTTCATCTCTTAAACTCACTCCAAACTTGGTCATAATATCTCCTTGACCACTGTAACCTTCATAGGTATTCAGATATGCTTCGAGTAAGAAGTTATCATCAAAAGCAGATGATTGTACCTCTTTAATTATTGTTTGTTTTCTTACAAATTTTCTTGGAATATATGTAACTTCAACACCATAAATTTTGAGTTGTTCATTGATTAAATCTTGAACAAGTCTTTGTTCACTTTGAGAACCTTGAAGAAAAAAGGGATTTAATGCCATCTATCATTACCCAATAAAATCAAGAGGAGGTAACTCATATTCAAGCATCATCTTCTCCTTGATTCTTTCTAAATCTCTCTCTGCATCGTCATATATTTCTCTTCCATTTAATTCCAATCCACCTGGTAATTTAACTCCTCTAAATTTAATTAAATTCTGACCCCACTGTCTTTTAATTAGAGCAGTCAAATATAACTTGACGAAGTAATCATTATATACTTGAGTGAATGATTCTGGATCTAATGCTCTATGACAGTCTAAGATTAAGAAGTTTCCTGCTTCTTGTGCACCCCAATCAATATCTAAATATAACCTATCTTGTCTTTTGTTAAATCTAATCTGTGCTTCTGGTGTTAGTAAGAAATCAATATCTTCAAGACGAGTTTTTGTCATACTGTACTGAAGAAGTTCAACTGAGTTGAAGTAATACAAATCATTTAAAAATAACTGATATTTAATACTAAACATGCTACCAGATATTGAACTGGTATCAAATTTAAAAATCTTATTTACTCCTACAACAGAGTCAGGTATTTGTAAAAAATTTGAGTTCTCGTAAAAAGTTGTTGTTGTTGTTCCGTAACCAGGTATATTTGTTGATGTTGTTGTAGTAGTTACTATACCAACACCTGTTTTACTATTGATTGCACTTTCACCAGGTACATCAGCACCGATACCCCTATCAATATCTCCCTGTGTAATTTCATATTTAAGATACATTCTTTCAACACCATCAAAGTGTCTTTCATTAAAAAGTTGTATCGCATCATCTACTAAATCATCAACTTGATCATCATCAACGTTTATCTCCAAAACAGGAGCACCCAACTTCCTAAAACAGTAGTCAATTAATTGTTGTCTAGTTGCTGGTTTTGCCATCTTCTTCTTCGATCTCTGCTAATAGATTTTCGTATTTTTCTTGGTATTCAAGTTTTTCTGCCATTAATTCTTTTTGAGCATCAAGGTGATCTTGTACAACTGTTTGCAACTTTGCCTCAAGAAGAATATTTTGATTAGTTAATGTAGAAATCTTTTGGTTATAGATTTTTATCAATGCATTCACATCAACATCATTATTTTGCGTCATAGTTTAGAATTGACCTCCATCAATTGTTGTTGTCCATTTTGGTATACCAGCAGCATTTGTGGTTAACACAAAGTTAGAAGTAGTTATACCAGCAGCAGTGCCAGCAGCACCAACTTGCTTACCTGTTGTATCAAAGTAAACAATACCATTTCCAGTGGTGTCATAATCACCATTCTGGAAATATATTCCTTTAATATCTAGGAAACCTCTGGTACCGTTTGCTAGATTATTTACAAGTGTTGCTTCAGGAATATATGTAAATGATCGTTCTGGTGCATTACTATTATCACCTCCTAAATCATGGTATCCGAAGAAACCTTGTTTTCTATTACCAGGTCCAGAACTCGTATTATAATTAAATGCTACACCACGATCAGTGTTCGTGTCAACATTTGAAGTAACTTCTAATTGAGTTGTAGTTGCAATACCACCAACTTGAACTGCATTACTGATTGTAATAACTTTTTGAGTTAAATCAAATGAAGAGATTGTAGTTCCTGATGCTACATTAGTACCAGAAATTGAATCTCCTGTGTTAATACCAGCAGCTGTGTCAATTTTAATTGTACTAACACCAGCATTTGCGGTTTGCATCACAGTTCTTGTACTGGTTGTAATACCCAAGTTGATTATAGGGTCATTTAAATTAACAGTAAATGAATCAACTGTAGTCGTTGTACCATCAACTTGCAAGTCACCTTTAACAACAACTGTACCTTCATTGCTTAAACCATCTGGATATGGGTCAATATACAAGGTATTTCCACCACCCTGCATGGTAGAAATAATATTTGATGAAATACCAACTCCACCAATATTTGCACGTACTGCTGTAAATGTACCACCAGTTTGATTCATATCACCTTGGAAGGTAGATACTCCTGTAACTTTCAAGTTACGAGCAGTTACCTCATCAAGGAATATATCATCAGCAACGTGTAAATCACCACCAACAAATAGATCACTACTAAATGTTCCGATTCCTGTGAATGTGGATACACCAGTTACAGTAAAATTGCCACCAACATTCAGACTTTTTTCTATACCTACTCCACCTTCGACTGTAAGGGCACCTGTGTCTTTATTATGTGAATCAGTCACATCTGCCATTACAATTGCTACACCGTTCTCATAGACCCAATCAGCACCTGTTACGTTGATTCTATTATCTCCGTCCTCATCATATTCTATCTTTGCATCTTTACTATCACCAAAAGTTAAAAATGTATCATCAGGTATAATTACTTCACCAGAACCATTAGGTGATATGAATAAGTCTCCATCTGTATTTGTAGTTGAAAGAACGTTCGCATCTAATCTTAAATTATCTACATTCCATTGATCTACTTTTCTATTTTGGTCAAGAATTGCAACAAATCCGTTCGCAGCAGTTGATGCATTAGCACCACTCGCAACTGAACCTGCTGTATTTAATAATAAATCTGTAAAATATCTACCACCAACGACTTGTGGATTACCTGCATTATCTCCGATAAATAATCTATCACCTTTATTGCCTTGCGTACCTGTTCCACTCAGGGTTACACCGACTTCACCAAAATTAAGAGTGGTGGGAGCAGCATTTCCAGTCGATCTTTTAACTCTTATAATACTTGCCATTTCAGAAACTTCCTCCGTTTATGTCCAAATTCTGTGTTGCACCTGGAGTCAACTCCAAAGTTCCAGTCCACTGTTGAGTGGTGCTGTTGTACACTAAAACCATACCATTCTGTGCATTACTGGCGTTCACATCACTTAGTTCACCAATAGTTCCTGCTGAAGCACCTGCTAATGAGGATGTAACCTTTATAGCATTTTTTTGACCGACTCTTACTTTGATATCTGCCATTATTTTGTAACTCCCTCTCTAACTAGAACAGCACCTTCTAAAACCCTTGTAACTTCACCAGCTGCATCTGTAATGAGTACATCATACATGAATCTACCAGGTTTTAATGCTGCAGTTTGACTTGTTGTAAGTCCAACTCTTATTTTACCACCTGTCGCATTAGTTATTGTAGTTGAGAAATCAGTTGCTTTACTTGCACCAGGATGCTTACGCATCTGTGCAGAAGCAGTAAAACCAGTCAAATCCGTAGCAGAATTTGTATCTGCACTTTCCAAAGTAAATATTTGAGAAAATGTAGTGCCAGTATTAACAGTTAAGTTACTTACGTAAACTGCCATTTAAAAACAATATCAGGATCTAAGATATATTTATATTTACAATAACCCGTCTATTTTTCTGCTATCAATCTGAGTAAATTTTTAATTTCTTCAATATCTTTTTTCATACTATCTATTTCCTCTTTTTGAGTCAATTTTATATTTCTAGACTTTTTATATTGAGAGTATCCGTGACTATCAGTGTTTATGATAGCCCCAGATTTTTCATCTCGATATAAGTTTTTGTGTCCTTCAACCCTGATCATGCTAATGCAATTGCCCTAATGTCTTTCAATCTAGGAGGAAATGCCTCATTTGTTCCACTCATAACGATCTTAAATTTAAATCCAGTAAATTCATCTAAGTTATCAACTGTAAATTGATATTCTTTAAATTCATCTAATTCACTTGGAGATACAAATGCATCTGGTCTGCCACTATTTTTAGCAAGATCAACGACCTTATCTCCAAATCCATCTCCATCAGTATCCTCAAGATTATCAAAACCAGGAAATAGTTCGTAGGATAATTCAGTTTCTGCACCATCCTCTCTAAACAATTGATATAGAACTCTGAAATCAGCAGATGGATGCCTATAAGCAGCAACTAATAATTTAAGAGATGTAGCAGGATTTTTAAGATCAACTCTGTTACTTATGTAAACTGCTGCATGTGGATCACTTGTTGCCTGATTTGATCTATCATCTTTAACATAATCTAAAATTGGTTGATTGAGTCTGGATCTTTCTAGAATAACCTGTGCGTCTAAACTATCAATTCTTGGTGATAAATTAGGATCAGTTGATTCTAATCTAAATCCTAGAGTAAATGATTTATTTTGAGGGAGAGTTGATAGTCTCGCATTCTCATTTACTTTTGAGCAAATCATTCTAGGAGAATCAAGTGGATTTGGTGATCCTATGCTTATATCCTCAAAACCTTGATCAATAAATGGAACTTCACTACCTCCAGCACTTGTTCCACTAAC